AGTTAAATCAAATAAAAAATAATTATGAATAAAACATTTACATTAGTAGCAGGAATTATAACAGTATTAGGATTAGGAGCAGCATGGGTATTTGGTAAAATTGATGGAGTAATTGCAGGACTTATTAGTGCATTTGTATTAAGTACTCTATATGGGTTTTTTCAAAAACTTGAATCTACAGAAGTTAAAGCTAGACTTTTACAAGTACAAACTTTATTTACTGAAGCAAAGAATAGACATGAAACTGAAATTAAAAAACTACATAGTATTAATGGATCACTACTTAATCGTCTTGAAGTTCAAGAAAAAGTAGTAAGTGAACAACCTGATGAAAATCCAGGTAAAGATCCTAGTACAATTCATGTAATATTACCTGAACAACTTCCTACTATTTCTAAACGTAAAAGAAAATAAGAATGAACGGGTTTATACTCAAGGACTACACCCTCACTGTCTCTGATGACATGTGGGGGTTATTGCCTTTTAAGAAAATACTTAAACGTGATAAATCTAGAAATAAAGATATGGCGATGAAAGAAATGTTGTTAGTATATTATTATGCTGATATCAAATCTGATTATCTCATTATGGATGAAAAAGAACGTTTAACAGAAATTATAAAAGATATTGGTTTACCTGAAGATTATAAATTAGATGATACTATTAAGGAAGCAATTGAATTTTATGAGAAAAGAAGTTTAACTGTTATTGGTAAACTTTATAAAAATGCATTAAAAGCAGCAAATGACATATCAGAATATCTTACTAAAACAGGAGAATTACTTGAAGAAAGGGACAACAACGGAAAACCTGTTAATACTTTAGCTACTATTGTAGCAGGTATTAGTAAGATTAAAACTGTTATGCAAGATTTAAAAGCTGCTGAAAAAGAACTTATTAAAGAAAAAGTTGAGACTGAAGGAAGAATGAAAGGTTCTCGTGAAATGGGAATGTTTGAACAAGGTCTTCAATTTGATAAATAAACATGGAAGAAATATATTTTAATACAGAAGGAAAAGAAAAATTAATAGAAGGTATTAATAAAGCTAATAAAGCTGTTGCATCAACTATGGGTCCAAATGGAACTACTGTTATTATACCAAATTCTAAATCTTATAATACTTATAAAGTAACAAAAGATGGAGTTAGTGTAATCAATAGTATTAAACTTAAAGATCCAATTGAAAATATTGGTGTTGAATTACTTAGACAGGCTGCAAATAAAACTGTAGAAGAAGCTGGTGATGGTACTACAACCGCAACTGTACTTGCTACAGCATTTGTAAACAATCTTAAAGACTTTAACACAGTTGATATAAACAAAGCATTTGACGAAATTATACCTAAAGTACTAGAACAATTAAAACTTAATTCAAGAGAATTAAAACGTGAAGACATTAAATATGTTGCAAGTATATCTGCTAATAATGATATACAGATTGGTGATACTATTCAATCGGCTTTCAATCATTCTGATATAGTTAAGATTGAAGAATCTAAATCAACAGAAGATTATTTAGAATTGGTTTCAGGGATGAAGTTAGATATTACTTCTTTTAGTAAAAACTTTTTAACTGAATTAGTAAATCCTACATTTTTACTTTTAGAAGGTAAACTGGATAAACTGGATAATTTTAAATCACAGATTGAAGCTGCTCAAAATCCAGATACACCATTAGTTATTATGTGTGAAGATATACATGATTCAGTTTTACATAAATTAGAAGCTTATGTACTTAGTGGTAATCTTTATTTGACAGTTATTAAAACTCCAGGATTTGGATCATTTAGACGAGATTTAATAAGTGACTTAGCTATCTTTATAGATGGTACACCTATTATAACAAAAATGACACCTAATATTAATGTAGGTGGTTATGTTGGTAAATTAGAATCTGTTAAAATTACACCAAATTATACAATTCTTGTTAAACATGATGATGTAGATATTAGTCAAAGAATATTATCTTTGGAAGAATTAAAAAATCAAATTGATATTGAAGAACATCAAAAAGATTTATTACAAAAACGTATTGAATATTTAAGAAGTGAAATATCTATTATTAAAGTGGGCGGACAAACTGAACTTGAAATGAAAGAGCGTTATGATAGATATGATGATGCTGTTAAAGCTGTTACATGTGCATTAGAAGAAGGAATTGTTGAAGGTGGTGGTTTAGCACTAGCTAAATCTAATATTGGTATTCAAATGTATGATAATAAAATACATAAAGATAAAACTAAAATGGCTATTTTAGACTCACTATTAAATCCTTATATGATTATTTTTAAAGACAAATGGTCTATAAAAGATGGTAAATATAATTTTAATATATCTGAAAATATGTTTGAACAAAATATTATAGACCCACTTAAAGTTACTAGATGTGCATTAGAAAATGCTGTATCAGTAGCTAAAACTATACTTAGCACAGAAGCTATTGTATTACACGAATTATCATGGAATCAGAACTAATACAAGGATATGAATTTAATAAATATCAAACACCTTTAACAGAAGAATTAAAAGAAAGTTTACCTCGTGAAGTATGGTTAGATTTACTTAATAGTTTAGATTCAGTTCAATTTATAAAAACACTGGTTGCTACAGATAATATTAGAGGATATGCAAAAGATAGACCAAGAGAAACTAATTTTTATAACGATGGAAGAATTGATGTTGATTTAACAAAACCTCATATTTTAGAAGATATGGATTTTTTTAGAGAACGTGCTATATTTTTTGAAAAAAATGGTAAGTATACTCATATAACTCCTAATGCTAATCCTAAATCAGAATATGCAAATTTTTGGGCTGAAGAACAACGTAGATGGAAATATGGTTTAATTAGACCAAGTGATGGAGAATGGATTCCAGGACAGTTATATTTTTATTGGAACTATTCACCAATTTGGTTAGTAGAAATTGTTAAAACAGAAAGTAAATCTAAAAAACAACAAGGTGAACGTGTACATAAATTTCCAAAACCTTGGTTAGGAGATTACTTATTTTATCATTATATGCAACAAGCACGTAATAGTGGTTTACATGGTAAACTATTAAAAACTCGTGGTGTTGGATTTAGTTTTAAAATGGGTGCTATTTCACCGTGTAATATGTATGTATATCCAGGGTCGGGTAATCCTAATTTTCATCTAGCTTCTGATAAAGGTTTCCTTGCAGGAGATAAAGGTATTTGGGGTAAAGTTATTGATACATTAGACTGGATTGCTACACATACTCCATTACCTCGAATGAGAGTAACAGATAGAGCTGGTAGTACACTTGAAGTTAAATTAGGATATAAAGATGAATATGGTATTAATCAGGGATTACAATCTTCTGTACACGGTATATCATTAAAGGATAATCCTGATAAAGCTAGGGGTATTCGTGGACCTCTTATTCATTATGAAGAAGATGGTTTGTTTCCTAATCTTGAAAAAGCGTGGAACGTAAACTTAAAAGCTGTTGAGGATGGTAGTGTAGGATTTGGATTTATGTTAGCTGGTGGTACTGGTGGTACTGAAGGTGGTTCATTTGAAGGATCTGAAAAACTATTTTATAATCCTGATGCATATGAAATATATGGAATACCAAATGTATTCGATAGAAATTCTAATCAAGATACTAAATGTGGATTCTTTTGGGGTGGTTATTTAAATAGAAATGGTTGTTATGATGAAAACTTAGGAGAACCAGATGTTATTAAAGCTTTAATTGAAATCTTTTTAGGAAGATATAAAATTAAATATAGTTCATCTGATCCATCTGCAATTACTCAAAAGAAAGCTGAAGAGCCAATCACTCCACAGGAAGCTATTATGCGTACGGAAGGAACAGTATTTCCTGTATCAGATTTGAAAGAATATCTTGAAGGTGTTATGGTTAATAAAGAATCTTTTTTAGCTGAACATTATGTAGGTGATTTAATTCGTGGTAATGATGGAAAGATTAAGTGGGTTCCTAATGGAGATAAGTTTCCATTAAGAAGTTATGATAAAGATACTGCTAATAGAGAAGGGTGTATAGAGATATTTGAGATGCCTAAAGAAAATGCTAATGGTGAAATACCCTTTGGTAGATATATTGCTGGTATTGACCCTATTGACGCTGATGCGGGTACATCTTTATTTAGTATTCAATTAATGGATACTTTTACAGATAGAATTGTAGCTGAATATACTGGTAGACCTAAACTAGCTGAACAAGCTTATGAACAAGCACTTCGTTTATTAGAGTTCTATAATGCTCAAGCTAACTATGAACAAAATCTTAAAGGTATATTTTCTTACTTTGATAAGAAGAATGCCTTACATAGATTATGTGATGTACCACAAATACTTAGAGATATGGAATTTGTTAAAGCTACAAATCTTTATGGTAATAAAGCTAAGGGTACATTAGCTAATGAAAGAGTAAATAAGTGGGGTAGATTACTTCAAGCTGACTGGATGCTTACTAAAGCTTATGGTGAAGAAGATGATCCAAGACTTAATTTACATAAGCTTAGAGGACTTGCATATATTGAAGAATGTATGAAGTGGAATAGTGATGGTAACTTTGATAGGGTATCTTCTGGTATTATGTTATTTATACTACGTGAAGATAAATATAAAAGAACTCAATCTGCTATAAAAAATCAAGATGAAAAAGTACATCAACTTGCAAACGATAATTTCTTTACAAAGAACTATAAATCCTATTCACAAAAAGCTATTGGAGAAAATCCAATTATATAATAATAAACTATTATTAGTTTTGATTTAGGAAAAAAATGTTGTATATTGTAAAGTTTAATAAATTTAATATGAAATGAAAGAAAATAAAACCTTTTGTGTTTATCAACATTCAAAACCAAATGGTGAAATATTCTATATAGGTATAGGAAGTGAAAAAAGATCTAAATGTAAGTGGAGAAGAAGTAATTTTTGGAAAAATACTGTAAATAAATACGGATATAACATAATCGTTTTATATAAAAACTTAACCGAAAAAGAAGCAATAAAATTAGAAATTAAATTAATTAAAAAATATGGTAGATCTGATAAAGGATTAGGACCATTAGTAAATCATACAGATGGTGGTGATGGTACTACTGGTTATAAACATTCTGAAGAATCTAAACTTAAAATAATTAACGCTTTAAAAAATAGACCTGTTTCAGAACAAACTCGTTTAAAAATAAGTAACTCAAATAAAGGAAAAATTAGAACCGAAAAAATGATTAATAATTTATCACAATCATTAACAGGAAGAAATATACCTAAAGAAACAATTTATAAAATGAGAAAATGTAGAATTAATTCTAAAGTATTATTAGATCCTAATACTGGAGTTTATTATGATTCAATTTCAGATGCTGCTAGAATTCAAGGAATGAGTGATGAAACTTTAAGAAAATATTTAATAACACCTCATTTAAAATATAAAACTAATTTAACTATAGTATGAATCGTATTAATAATATACAATTACCCAGACAACGCTTACCCTATAAAGATAAAACAAAAGACTGGAGAAAAGATTGCATGGATTTTGCTGACAAACACTCGTTTTATCATAATGAAGAAGTTCGTAAAAGTTTAAAGAATAAAAGTATTAATCTTAATCTCTATAACGGTATTGTGGATGTTAGAGACTTAACTAATGTAGTTAATCCTAATCATTTGGAAGCAAGTTATGTTCCAGATAATATTCCTCATCACCCAATTGTAGTACCTAAGATTGATTTACTTGTAGGTGAAGAAATTAAACGAAGATTTGATTGGTCAGTAATTGTAACTAATGCTGATGCAATTAGTAAGAAAGAAGAAGATAAGAAAAAATTCTTAGCTCAAAAACTTACATCTATATTAGAAGCTAATTATAAAGATGATGAATTGAAAGCTAAAATGGATGAGCTTGGTAAGTATATGAAATATAGTTGGCAAGATCTTCGTGAAAAAATGGCTAATCAAATTCTTAAACATTATTGGCAAGAACTAAAATTTGCAGAAAAGTTTAGTAAAGGATTTAAAGACGCTCTTATTATGGCTGAAGAAATTTATCTTTTAGATATTTCTCATAATGAACCAGTAATGGAAAAACTTAATCCTTTAAAAGTTCATGCTGTAAGATCTGGTAGATCAGATAAGTTTGAAGATTCATCTATTATTATCATAGAAGATTATAAATCACCAAATCAATTGGTTGATGAATACTATGATGAACTTAAAACAGATGAAATAGATCATTTGTTAGAATATGGTACAGTACGTTCTAAAGGTGGATATTCTGAAGATTGGGATAACCATACATTGTTTAGAGATAATCATGCAGAGATACATGGAATGTATGATACAGTATTTCATCTTGCTGAATTGAATGGTCATTATTTTGGTTCTAATTATACTGATGAAAATGGAAATATTCGTGAACTTCGAGTAAGATGGAAATCTTTACGTAAAGTAAAGAAAATTAAATACTATGATGAATATGGTGAAACTCAATTCCGATTTGAATCTGAAGAATATATTCCAGATAAGAATATGGGTGAAGAAGAAACTATATTTTGGATTAACGAAGGATGGGAAGGTATTAAGTTAGGTAGAGATATTTATCTTAAAATGCGACCATTACCTGTTCAGTATGTTAAAGCTAATAACCCTTCTCGTGGACACTTAGGTATAATTGGTCAAATATATAATACAAATCAAGGAAAAGCTGTATCGCTTATGGATAGAGCTAAAAACTTCCAATATATGTATGATGCTATATTTGATAGATTAAACAAAGCAATCTCTACTAATTATGGTAAGATACTTGAATTAGATTTAGCTAAGATACCCGCTAATTGGGAAATTGAAAAATGGATGCACTTTGCAGTAGTTAATAAAATTGCTGTAGTAGATTCATTTAAAGAAGGTTCTCATGGTGCAGCTACTGGTAAACTTGCAGGTTCTATGAATACTGTAGGTGGACATTCTATTGATATGGAAACTGGTAGTTATATTCAACAACACATTCAATTACTCGAATTTATTAAAATGGAGATGGGTGAACTTTGTGGAGTATCTAAACAACGTGAAGGTCAAATTGAAAATAGAGAAACTGTTGGTGGTGTAGAACGTTCTGTTAATCAATCAAGTCATATTACCGAGTATTGGTTTATGCAACATGAATCTGTTAAAATTAGAGTATTAGAAGCTTTTCTCGAAACAGCTAAAATTGCATTAAAAGATACTCAAAATAAAAAGGTACAATATATACTTGATGACCAAACTATTGAGGTTCTTAATATGGAAGGTGAAGATTTTGCAGAATCTGATTATGGATTACTTGTAACATCTACTCCTAAAACAATGGAACTTGAACAAGCTATTAAACAGTATGCTCAAGCATTTATTCAAAATGGTGGTTCTATGTCTACAATCATGGATATTTATTTTAGTCCATCATTACAAGAGATGCGTAGAAAACTTGAAAATGCTGAAGAAGAAATGGCTCAACGTAATTCTCAACAAGCAGATCAACAAAACAAAATTGCTCAAGAACAATTACAACATACAAGAGAACTTGAAACAGCTAAACTTCAACTTGAAGATACTAAGTCATTAAGAGAAGATGCTACTAAACGATATGTTGCTGAATTGGCTCACAATATGAATTCAGAAGAAACAACAGATGATGGTGTAGAAGATCCTTTAGAAGTTGAAAAATTTAAACTTGATACTGAAAAAGTAAAAAATTCTCATTTAGAAAAAATGATTGCTTTGAATCAGGATATGATTAAACATCAAGATGATGTAGAATTAAAGAAAGAATCTAATCAAATTTCAAGAATTAAGAAAAAATCAACTACATAAAAAGCTATTACAGAAATTCCAAATATTGTAAATTTACGTTTATAATGTTTGGAATTTTTTATAAAATAGTTTATATTTGCAAACTTAGAAGAATAACATAATAAATTTTACAATGGAAGAAGTAAATGATTTAGATATGGGATTGTTCGGAAATGGATTTGAATTGAATACTCAATTTAATTTTCCTAATCCAGATGATAACCCAGAAGATGAAATTATAGAGGAAGATCCTCTAAAAAATATAAATAAAACTGTCGAGGATGAAGTTCCAGAGGAAGTAGATAGTGAAGAAGATGAACAGATCGAAGGTGGAGATAACGCAGATGCGTCTTCTTCCAATCTTTTTTCTTCTGTAGCTGCTCTTGTTCACGAACAAGGATTTCTACCTTCACTGGACATCGAAAAAACAAAGATTGAAACACCTGAAGATTTAACTAATGTTCTTAACAATGAAATTGAATTAAGAGCTAAAAGTAAATTTGAAGAATTTGTATCTAATATTGATATAGAAAATATTGCTCAATCTAAAAAAAATATTCAAGATTTAAATACTATTACAGAAGACTCTTTAAAAGAGAATATTGAATTAGCTAAAAAAATTATCTATGATGATTATCTTAATCAAGGATTAGATGAAACAAAAGCTACACGAATGTTAAAACGTTTAATTGATTTAGGAGAAGATGCAATATTGGAAGATGCTGCAGAATCACTTTTAAGTTTAAAAGAATTTAACACTCGTCAAATAGAATCTGAAAAAGAAAATACTTTAAAACAAATTGAAAATGAAAAGTTAGCTCAAGCACAACTTGATGCTAATTTGAAAAAAATTATTTATGAATCTAAAGATTTAATAAACGGTTATAAACCAACTAAAGCACTTCAAGATAAAGTATATAATTCTATTAATGAAATTGTAGGAAAATCTCCAGAAGGATATTTTGAAAACAAATTCATGAAAGAACGTAGAGAAAATCCTATTGAATTTGAAACACGTATGTATATGTTCTATGAACTTACAAATGGTTTTAAAGACTTTTCTAAGATTTCCACATCTGCAAAATCAACTGCTGTTAAAGATTTAGAAAAAATTGCACAGCAAACTAAAATAAAAGACAATGGAACTCCAATATGGATGCAGGATAACAATAGTTACGGCGGAGTAGGGGTTGAATTGAACATATAATTTAAATAATAAAACAAAAAAATGACTGGAAAATTTCAAATGACAAAGGGGATGGCTTGGAGTGGTATCACTCTAAAGAATCATATTGGTGCCTTGTTTGGTAGCCAACCACATCTTATCTCTCCTTTAACTACAGTATTACTTCAAAATTCAGGTATGAAGAATTTAGATACTACTTTATCTTTGTTCCCTGAAAAAATCTTACCTACTGCGGACGATTTCGTATGGAAAGTAGTTGGTAGTGATGAGAGAAACATTCCTCTTGTTGAAGCACGTTATAATGGTGCTGTTGTAGATACTAACACAACTGGTGTTGGTGCTGCACGTTCAACATTTGAATTGGTCTTTGGTGAAAAATGGTTTACTAAAATGCACTTGATTGCTGGTCACCGACCAGATGTATATCAAATGCGTATCTTAGAAGAACCTTATGAAGAAGGACAAAACTATGTTTATACTTGTGAAGTATGGGGTGGTCAAGAATCGTTAGCAGGTATTCCTGGAGATGAACTTTTACCAACAATGAGATTCTCTATTGAGGGTGCTCCTGTTGAAGATGAACTTTCTATTCAAGGTGCTGGTATTCAATTTACTTCTCCTTATTTAATGAGAAACTCAGTTACTTCTATCCGTATGGAACATAAAGTTTCTGGTGCAATGATTGATTGTAAAGTACAACCAGTTTACTGGACAGGTATTGAAACAAGAGATCCTAATACTGGAAAAGTTCATAGTTCTACAACTTGGATGCAAGAAGTTTACTGGCAATTTGAAAAAGCATTGTCTCGTATTAAATCACGTACAGTTATGTTTGGTAAAACAAACCGTGATGAAAATGGACGTTACTTGAATAAAGGTAATTCTAATATCGAAATCAAAGCTGGTTCTGGTATTCGTGAACAAATGGAAGTATCTAATACAATCACATATAATAGATTCTCTATTAGATTGTTGGAAGATATGCTTTCTGAACTTTCAGAAGGTAAACTTGATTGGGGTGAAAGAAAATTCATGCTACGTACAGGTGAAAGAGGGGCTGCACAGTTCCACAGAGCTGTAGCTGAAATTGCATCTGGTTGGGCTGCACTTGGATTTGATAATACAAACCAAAATGCAATCAAACAGGTTCAATCTAAATTCCACGATAACGCATTCGGAGTTGGATTCCAATTCACAGAATATCGTGCTCCTAACAACATTCACGTAATGTTGGAAGTAGATCCAATGTATGATGATAAAGTAAGGAATAAAGTACTTCACCCTGATGGTGGTGTAGCTGAATCTTACAGATATGATATCTTGTACATCGGTTCAATGGAAGAACCAAATATTCAGAAAGTAAAAGTTAAAGGTTCTGATGAACTTCGTGGTTACCAAGCTGGTATCCGTAATCCTTTTACTGGACGTAGAGGTGGTGAAATGCAAACAATGGAAGACTCTGCTACTATGACAGCACTTGTTGAAGGTATTGGAGCATTTGTTAAAGATCCTTCTAGGACTGCAACTTTGAAGCCCTCAATTATTGACTGAGACTAGATTATGACTGGAATATATAAAATAATAAACTCTAAAGGTGCGATCTATATAGGTCAAGCTGTTAATATAGAACGTCGTGAGACAGACTATGCTAGAGCAGGATGTAAATCTCAAAGAAAGATTTATAATAGTATCAAAAAGTATGGTTGGAATGATCATACTTTTGAAGTACTTATGTACTGTGAAAGACATGAACTGAATAAATACGAAAGACTATTGGGTTTACAATATGATGTATTGTCCAGAAAAAATCTTAATCTTAATTTACCCGCAGATGAAGAATTACCTAAATTAGTTTCAAAAGAAACTCGTTTAAAAATATCAAATTCATGTAAAGGATTGAAAAGAAGATTAGGAGCTACTTTATCAGAAAAAACAAAATTACAAATAAGTAATAGTTTAAAAGGAAATATAATTTCAATAGAAACTAAAAGTAAAATTTCAAATAGTTTAAAAGGTCATTCTGTTTCAGAATTGACAATTTCTAAATTAAAAGAAAGAAGATCTAAAAAAGTAATTAATATTATAACTTTAGAAATATTTGATTCTGCTAAAAAAGTATCAGATTTAACTAAAATTAATTATAGTACTTTAAAAGGTCAACTTAATGGATTTGTTTCAAATAGAACAGATTATATATATCTTGAAAATTATAAATAAAATAATATTGTAATCGGGGCGTGATGAACGTCCCTTTTACCTTATTTAAAATCTTTCGGAAGAAGACTTAAAAAATAGAAGAATGGAAAATACAAAAGAAATTAAAGGTAATAGTGCATTTACATTACCTAATGAAATAGTAATGGTAAAATACATTCCTAGACGTAAAGGTATGGCAGCTAATGTAGATGCTAAACACGTTATTGCAGGAGGTATGTTATCTAACTCAGTTAGAAAATTTGCAGCACCACTACAACGTAATGGTTCAGTTAAAAATGTTCTTACAGAAGATGAAAAAGTCTTTTTAGAAAAAAAGACAGGATTAAATCTTTCTGTATACGGAGATTTCTGGAGAGACTTTAGAGTATCTTTATTTAAAGAAGATGCTAATAATAGATTTGATTTGAGTAATCCAATGGATTATATTTCAGTTAAATTGTTAGAATCTCTTAAAGATGATATTGCTCTTAATTGGGCAGATAGGTTATCTAAACAAACTTATCAATTTGCAATTGCAAGAGAAAATGAAGAAATGCTAGAATCTAAAACTAAATATGATTCTAAACGTCAAGCATTTATGTTGTATGGTAAAATTATGGATGATAGAGAACAACTTATTGGTGTTCTTAAACTTCTTACTAATAAACCAATTTCAAAAGATTCATCTTTAGAATGGGTACAACATAAAACTGAAGAGTTTCTTGATACATATCCTTCATTGTTTGTAAACGCAATTAATGATAAAGCTTTTTATACCAAATTATTACTTAATCAAGCAATTGATTCTGGTGTAGTTAATAAAAATGGTAATAAATATGCTACTTCAGATGGTTTAGATTTATGTAATGCAGGAGAAATTGCAACATTTGATAATGCAGTTTTGTATTTAGATAATCCTAAAAACCAAGAAGTACGTACTATTATTGAAGCAAAAATTAATAAAGCTAAAAAATAAATTATGACAGTTCAGGAACTAAATAATGAATTTGACATTTACTATAATAATATAGCTGGTCAATCAAATCCTGATCTAGATATATTTGAAAAATCAACATATCTTACTAAAGCACAATTAGAAATAATTAAAAATTATTATGATTCTTTAAGTAATAGAAAGCAAAAAGGTTTTGAAGGTTCAGAAAAACGTAGAAGAGATTTAAATGAAATAGTTAAAAACTATGAAACTTCTACTATTGTAGCCAGTACATCTGGCTTAAATTCAAATTCTAAATTTATTCCTATACCTAATGAAACATTTTTAATTGTTTTAGAAAAAATTAAATTAGTTTCAACTGATTGTGATAATAACAAAAGTATACGTGTTGAACCAAAAACACATGATGAATACAATATTGAAATTGAAAATCCTTTTAAACTACCTGATAATAGTGTAGCTTGGAGAATTGATATTTCAAAAATTGATAATCAAAAAGTTGTTGAAGTAATTACTCCTTATAATGGATTTAAATATCAAATGAGATATATTAAATATCCAAAACCTATTATATTAGCAGATTTATCTACAACATATCCTGGAGAAAGTTTGACAATTGATGGACAATCTTCAGCATCAACCTCTGAATTAAATGAATCTATTCATAGAGAAATAATTGATAGAGCTGTTGAATTAGCGTTACTTGACTATAAACCTCAAAATTTACAAGGTAGAGTTCAAATAGACGCGCGAAATGAATAAAACAATTATTATTATAAATTAAAACTCAAAAATTATGTTTGGACCAAGACAAGTTGGTGAATTGATGGTAGGTAATGCTGTAGCAACAGAAACAACTGTAGCAACATTTATTGCAACTGCCTCCGACAAAGAATTAAAAGTACTATCTAAAGATGGTAGTAATGTAGCTTCTGGAAAACCTTTTTATGTGCTTCAAAAAGCTGCAAATGCTGAAGGAGGATATGAATTTTCAGACAAAGTAGATCCTAAGTATATTGATAAAATTACATTAAAAGCTTATGAAGCTGAAGTACAAGCTTCTTATAAAGTAGATGGTTTTAACACTGCTGGTGTTGCTGCTGCTCAACGTACTTACGAAGTTGAGATTAGATTACAAGAAGGACTTTCGTCTGAAAATTTTGAAATTATTTCAGGTTATTATGTAACAGGTGAAACTTTAGGTTCTGATACTGCAACAACTATTCGTGATGGCGTAATTGCTTCATTAAATAAAAATCTTACTCGTAGGGGTAATAACGAATTTGTTATTGCTGCTAATGGTACAGGTATTAGTGTAACAGCTCAAGCTCAAGACAACGTTCCTGGTAAAAAAGATGGTAGACAACTTTTGTTTACTGTAACAGGTAAAGTATTTAATAACGTACCTACAAATGGATTAGGTTCTAATCTAGGTGTTCTTACAACTACTACACTTGTTGCTCCTAAACCAGGTAATGGTACAGGTAAATGGGCTACTAATTACGAATGGTTTGTAAAAGGTTACAAATATGATCGTGATCGTTTGACTGGATATCCAGCAGATTTTGGTGATCGTACACCTTATTACACAAGTAAAACTGGTATTTATAATACTATTCAGGTTATTTACTTTGCACCGCGCAATGAAACTATTGTTGAAAGACAATACAAAGTATTGACTATTTTAGTAGAGAAAGCAAGTGATACACTAGCTAACAACGCTGCAACAAATTCAGTTATTACTGATATTCGTACAGCCGCAAGCGCTTTTGTAACTGTTCCTGCTAACTTAGCAGTAGTATAATAAAAATAATAAACTAACCTAAAAGGGAGAGAAAAATCAAAACTTTCTCTCCCTTTTTTTATTTAAAAACGAATGGTAGTTATAAATAATTTAGAAATCATCAATAACGGAACACAAATTGCTATTGATGTTGAAACAAGTGTAGGATTTAATATAACTTCTATACTATTATGGCAAATGAATGATTTCAAAGATTATTCATTAGCTAAAAACCTTACACCATATTTAGAACAAATAAATAATAAAGAAGTATTAATTATTGACGCTGTAGATCTTAGTTTAGCTAAATTTGAAGATATTGTTTTTGTAGAAGTAGAAAGTGATGATCCTGGAGAAGATGATTGTACAACATGTCAACCTCTTTCATTGGGAATAACATATAATCTTATGTCTTACTATCAGTGTTTAATGAATTATTTTTTTGAAAATAATGATTCAAAAAATGATTGTAAATCTTGTAATGATGTAAATTCAAGTCCAGAAGTACTAACTATTAATCTTTTATTAGATATGGTAGAAAATGCATTAGAACTTGGTTATTATTTACAAGCTATTGACATGATTAAAAAATTAAAAAAACTTTGTTCTATTAAAAATTGTACTAATTGTGGAACTGTAGAATGTTCATCTTGTAGTAAATTTAAACAATTTTAATATGTCATTAATAAATGAAAAAAGTCATGCTTCTACAACAATTAATTCTTTAGATAAAATTTATAAAGAAGCTAAAATGACAGGTCAATTAAGACCTGAACAAATAGTTTATTTAAATATTATTTATAAGTTTTTAAAAGGATGTTTTGTTACTTTATCAAATAAACAATATAATTGTTTATTGTCTTTATATAATAGAATATTAGTAAATTCAAAATATATATGTCCTTCAGTACCTTATAAAAAATATACTTTAATTGGTAAACCTAAATTTACTCAAGCAGATAATGATGATTGTAATAATTATCCAGTTTTTAATAAAGTATATTATTGGCAAGAATCTGATTATAATACTACTGCTGCCAATATTTCTGAATTTGTAATTATTACTGGATTTTTATTAAATAAACTTTCAGATACTTATCCTATATTTGAAACAGGTAAAGATATAACTTATTCAAACATAGGTAGGATATGTTTTCTAGCAATGAATTCAGAAACTACTAATTATGAAATAAAAGATATTATGGGTAATAATATTACATCACAATTTGATATATCTTTAATATCGAGTCTTAAAGCCACATTGTTTGTATCTAAAAATATATACAGTCATGGTATGATTAACTTTAAAATAAAAAAATTATAATGCCAACAAACTATTCAGACATTACTGGTGGATTGAGAATTCCTTCTCAAATACCTTTAGATGTAAAAACATATAAAGATAATGAAGTAGCTCTTGCTAATCTTGGACCAAGTGATAATCTTGCCTTAACTTATGTTCAAGGTATGTTATTTTATTGTGTAGAAGAAGAAACAAGATGGGAATGGCGTGGAGTGAAATCAGGTGAAGAAAATACTGGTTTAAGAACTCTTGATTATAGATATCCAGATAACTTAGATACCTTTAATATTGATTACTCAGATAGACTTTTTAACTTCTTTCCAGTGTCAACACAAGGAGAACAGGGTGACCCAGGAACTCCTGGTGCTGCTGCGTCAATTGCATTAGGTACAGTTACTACTGGGGCAGCAGGTTCTAGTGTTATTATAACTAATAGTGGTAGTTCAAGTGCTGCAACATTTAATTTTACAATACCAAGAGGAGATACGGGTGCCACAGGTGCTGCAGGTATAGATGCTGCAAATAACTTACAAAAAACTATAACAGCAAGTTATGTATTAACTGACGCTGATAATAATTATTTAATACTTATCAATAATGGTGCTACAGCAATAAATATTACTGTACCAACAGGATTAATGTCTAAAATTGAAGTTGGATTTATACAACAAGGTTCAGGTGATGTTACTTTTGTACAATCAGGAACTGTTATTAGTTCACCTTCTTCAATGAAAAAAATTAAAGGACAGCATTATAACGCATATATTACACAAGTATTAGCTAGTAATGTATATCAACTTGTAGGGAATCTTAAAACTTAATTATGAAAACATTTAAAAGATTAGCTTTACAAACTGAACAAACGGTAGATGATCCACCATATGTAGAAGATTGTCATTATATTGTAAGATTTGAATTTACTGGAGAAGTAGGTACTATTGTTGGAGTAAATGGTAATTATTGTGGTGGTGGAAGTTTTGACTTTGGAAGAACATTAAGTTCTGATCCAGCAACACCACAAGTAGTAAATGCATGTGTAGATTTAAATTCATTAACATATACAGTGGGTTCTGTAACACCAATTTTTGATGATATTGGAAATCCTTGTATTTAAAATAAATAAAAAATATGGCAATTAATTGCAATGAAATTGACCAAACAGTAAATCAATTATTAGCTGCTTGGGGAAATAACTGTAAAGATATAAAACCTTCTGATTTAACTTTACTAGTAGAGCTAGTTGCTGCAGTACAAGTATGTGCTAACGGTGGTACAGCTTATGATTATTTACATACTGATATATACGAACCTGAAACAGATACTATTGTAAGTTATGATACAGGTGAATATCATTCAATTTCCGTAATGGTTGTTGAAGGTAATATAACATTAACAGATGGTACATTAACAACAACTTTACCACAAGGATCAGTACTAGATCACGAAGTAACAAATTTAAACCAACTCCCTTTTAGATTTACTGTAAAAGCTGGAGCTAAAGTAACTGTACAATATTTAAACGCGATTCCTTAACATGGCAGATATAAATAACACTTTAGGTTTTACAGGGACGATAGTAAACCCTTTGCAAGACTTGCAAAGTGTTTTAACTGTTGGAAATTTTTCAGACTTAAATATAAATCTTGTTCCAGATTATCTTAATCCTGGAAGTGATGGTGGTTTTTTTGCACCAAATGGTGCAGCAATTGTTTCAGGAGATTATCAAGGAGTTTTGACTGCTACTAATTTAGCATTATATTCTGGAGCTTTAGAAACATCTTTAAATGCTCAAACAGGTTTATTACTATCAAATGGTGGTACAGATTTTGTAAATATAAAAAATACAATTACCAGTAAAAGTTATAATTTATTAACACCAGATCTTGAAGATTCAGGAGATTATTATATTCCTACTTCTGTGAATGGTATTTTTGCAGATATTTCTGGTAATATTGTTTTACCAGATCCAATACCTTATATACCAACTCTTCAAGAAGTCTGTGAAGAAGGAAATACTTATGAAGATATTCCTAGTGATTTAATAACAGTTATTCAACCTGGTCAAGTAAATGTACGACGTCCGTCTACAAGTATCCAAACAAATTTAAATCCTGAACTAATTAGTTTTGCTCAAAATAGTAGTAGTGTTAGACTTCAAGCAAATCTTAGTACTCCGTTTAGTACAGTAACTCAAACATTACAACATCAGAATGGAATTATAGCATTATTATCAGACATACCTTCTTTAACAAGTTATCAATTAACTTCTGAAAAAAATAATGCAAATGGTTACGCAGGTCTTGATGGTTCAGGTAAAATATTTTCTTCACAATTACCATCAATAACTGTTACTGAAGTATATACTGTAGCTTCACAAGTTGCTCAATTAGCTCTTGTGGCTGATGAAGGTGATGTAGCTATTAGAACTGATTTAAGTAAGTCATATATTCATAATGGTGGTGTAACTGGTACAATGGCTGATTGGTCAGAATTACTTACTCCAACTGGAGGTGTTACATCTGTAACTGGTACTACAAATAGAATTACTTCTACTGGTGGAACAAGTCCAGTAATAGATATATCTGCAGCTTATGTTGGTCAGACTTCTATCACTACTTTAGGAACTATTGCTACAGGTATCTGGCAAGGAACAGCTATAGCAGATACTTATATATCATCTGCATCTGTATGGAATGCTAAAGTTGGTCCAACTAGAACATTGACTATTAATGGTTCTGCACAAGATTTATCAGCAAATAGAACATGGACTGTAGGTGATGTAATAATGTCTCCTGCTACAGTTCAGACAGCTACAACTCAGACAGGTTCTTCTGCAATAGGTATTCTTAATTTAGAGCAAACTTGGAATACTTCAGGTACTCCAACAATGCTTAAGATGAATGTAGTAGATACTGCTTCCAATGCTGCTTCTCTACTATTTGATTTTCAGATGGGTGGTGTAAGTAGAGTTAAGTCTAGTAAAGTTGGTGTTGTAACATCAAATGGTTTTAATAGTTCTGCTGGAGGTATTCGTGGTAGCTACTACGATACTTCAGGTAATGTATTTAATTTTGGAAATACCTCGTTATATGGTGCAACAGGTGTTGCTACAGTAACTACATCTGGAGATAAACGAGCTTTTTATGCTAATTATAGTTGGTCTCCTACTTCAGGTACTTCAACCATGACAGCATTTAACTATAATGGTACAATTAATCAAACTGGTGGAGCTAATGGCATTACAAGAGCTTTCTACGCAAATCCTACACTTACAGCTGCAGCAGATTTTAGAGCTTTTGAAGCTTCAACAGGTGCAATAGTATTACCATATAGAGCAGTAACTACAACATCTTCATTATTAAATAGTGATTACTTAATTGTAGCAAGTAATACTATTACAATAACATTACCTTCTTCGGTAGCAGGAAAAATTATAAAGATAAAAAATATTGATACAGGTACCATAACAATTAATCCACTTAGCGGAACTATTGATGGTGTAAGTTCTAAATCTTTAACAGTACAATATACAGGATTTGAATTTACAGGAGATGGTACTAATTGGTTAATAACAGGAACATTTTAAATTATGATAAAACAAAAGTTACAATATTTAGCAAAAATATTTAAATCTATTTTTCAAGATATAAAATCTTGGGAACAGATTAAATTGAATAATTGGCAATGGCATGGACCAGGTGGAATTATCGTAGGAATTTTAACTTATCTAGTTTTAACTTTAACTTTTAAGGGTGTTCATGTGGTTGGGCAATTTATCATAACTTCCTTTTTATCAGGACTTGGTATATGGGCATTTGAGCTATCTCAGAGAACTGGTAGAATAATTGAAGATGACGAATTATTTGAAAGTAATAAAGATCTTTTTGTAACATGGGTTCCTGCTATTATCACTATCGCTACAATACTTATATTTTTTAAAACACGATAAATTAATTAAAACACTACAGTATGATCATCGATCAAGATCCAAAAGGATATTATGATAAAATTGTAGACGAATCTAATCCAGAGAAAAAGGCTTTTAATCTACTTCTAGCAATACTAGTTGCAGTATTAATAGCCTTTGGTTCTTCGATTGTATATCTTAAAGCAGAACAAAAAGACCTCAATATAGAGATTAGACAATTACAATCTACAAATCTTAAAGATGATAAAGAATGTGATAAACGTGTCCAAGATGCAATAGATAAGCAAAAGGCTGAAGATAAGATTGAATATGATAAACTCTACGAATCCTACAACGACAATATAGAAAAGTTTGAAGAGAGGATGAACTACGTAACAAGAGAACTCCTTAAAGTTAAAAAGAATAGATAAAAACTATGGTTGATAAAATTACAATAGATAGGATTGCACAAGCACATCCTAAAGTGAGAGAAGAGCTTTTAGAGCAATACACTCATATAAATGAGAACCTTTTAGGAGCAGGTGTAAGACTTCGTTTTGCATACGTATATCGTACTCCAGAAGAGCAACATAAGTTGTTTCTACAAAGACCTAAAGTTACAAATGCCGATAGTTGGCAATCAATTCATCAGTACGGTTTAGCATTTGATATTGTACTATTACTTGATAAGGATGGTAATGGTACTTATGAATCAGTGAGTTGGGATATTGCTAAAGATTTCGATAAAGATGGTAAAGCAGATTGGTCTGAAATCAGAGATTACCTGAAAAGTAAAGGTTGGTCTTACGGTGGAGATTGGAAATCATTAAAAGATTATCCACACTTCGAGAAGACATTTGGTCTTACGAATAAGCTGATGAAAGCAAAGATTGATGCTAAGAATTATAAAGAGGAAACAGTAGGAGGTATTAAGATTAAATACATTAACATTTAGAGTATGACATTTGACATTAAGAAAATAGTAATAGGAGTATCACTCTTAGTAGGAGTTTTCCTTCTAGGAAGATGTTCCGTAAAAGATGAGGTCATAAAGATTCCTGTTAAGGTATTGGTACCTAAAGTAGTAGGTACCAGTGGTGTTGTAACTAATCCGAAACCAACTATTGTAAAAGAACCTATGTATATCAAAGGTGATACAATCTATGCAGTGAATCCTCAGGATGCTCAACTTGCTCAAGATTTAAATAATCTTGAAACAGATTATGATAGAGTTCTTAAACTCTTAGCGATGACTAAAGTAACAATTACACCTTTGAAGTATGAAGATAGTTTTGTCAAGATTGATGGAACAGCTACTTCAAGGGGACCATTACTAGACTACAAGCTTGATTATGAACGTAAAGAATTTGAGATGCCTATAGAAGCAGATTTCATTAAGAAGGATAAATCATTCCTTGGTATTGAACATATTCTATTAGGTGGGGGTATTGGGACTCCAACAGCTAAACCTGTAGCATTAGATAATGTATCTTTTCATGGAGCAGCTGGAGTACAATTTAAAGGAGGTAACATTCTACAAGGTGCATATAATACTAAGAAAGATGCCTCACTAACTTACCTCGTACAATTCTAATTAAAAAAGATATAAAATAATTACAATTTTATTAGGAATTGTCAAATAAATTCCTTATCTTTGTAAGACTAATATTAAATATATATAAATGAATAAGGAAGAAGTTAAGAATTGGTTACTGAATCATCGAGGTTATTTAAAAAAAAGTCCTTATATTTTGAGTCAAAGACTTAATATTAATGATGTACAGTTATGTAAATCTGCAATAAAAGAAGTTAAATATTCAAGAATACTAGAAAGACCACTTAAAATATTAATCTATGATCTGGAGGTATCTTACAATATTGTAAAATCCTGGAGAGTAGGTTACCAATTAAATATTAATCCATCAGATATAATTCACGAACGAGCAATTATTTGTGTAAGTTATAAATGGTCTGGGGAAGATACAATCTATAATATTACTTGGGATAAGAATCAGTCAGATAAGTTTCTACTTGAACAATTCATTGAAGTTATGAATGAAGCAGACTTAATTGTTGCTCATAATGGAGATAGATTTGATTTAAAATGGATTAAAACTAGAGCTATTAAACATGGTTTAGAAATGCTAATTGATTATCCTCAATTCGATACATTAAAAGTTGCTAAGAAAAAATTTCTATTTAATTCTAATAAACTTGACTATATATCAGAATACCTTGGATTCGATAATAAGATCAAAACTTCCATGGAACTATGGGATGATATTATACTTAGAAAATCTCAAGATGCAATGAGTAAGATGGTAGAGTATTGTGATAAAGATGTAGAATTACTTGAAAAAGTATATAATAAATTAGTATCTTGGGAAAAACCTAAAACACATTTAGGAGTACTTCAGGGTAAAACAAAACAAACATCTCCTATTACAGGTTCAATAAATATTGAATATGTAAAAGATGTAGTAACAAATCAAGGAACTGTTAAGTATATAATGAAAGATTTAGATACAAATAGGTTATTTGAGATGTCAGCAACGAATTATAAAAAGTTTATTGAAACAAATAAATAATATGAAAAAAGATATACTATTATGGGATATAATCCTATATCAAGATTTTGATGGAGTATAATAACAACCAAAGCCATTCCGAAAGGGTGGCTTTTTTTATATAAAATAATATATGGCAACAGAGGCCCAAATAACGTATGCAGTACGTGAAAGTATATCACAATATACAGATGATACAAATATATCAGATAGATATATTATGTTTTTATTCAATCTTAAAAGAGCTAAGTATCTTAGAAATGATTTGAATAATTTACAAAAAACAGCAGATTTATCAGTAATGCAATCATTATGTTTAGAACTTGAAGAAGTATCTGCAAATGAATGTGGTATAGAATATGATTGTGGTACTATTATGCGTACCAAACAAAAACTACCCCAACCATTAGAACTACATTTAAAATCTGCAATTATTAATATTAAACCTACTAATCGAATAGCAGTTCCATTTAATTTTGTTAATAAGGAACGTGCTATTTTTAGTAAATATTCTTCATTTGGAGATAGTATTTATGCTTTTTTAGATAATGATAATTATATTTATTTAGTAAGTGAATCTAATGCTGTTAAATTAATTGAATGTCTTTCAGTTACAGCAATATTTGAAGACCCTTTATTATTAAAAGATTATAAAACATGCTGTGGATGTGAAATTGTTAAACAATGTTTTGATAGTTTAACAACACCTTATCCATTACAAGCACATCATATTGATAATATTACTGAAGAAATAGTAAAAATGTTAATTAGAAAAATACAAATTCCTGAAGACGAAAATAATAATGCTGATGAGAAATAGTAAACGAACTGAAGGAAAAATATCCAGAGATTATGGTATGAGAGATTTTTATAAATATTATAAAGAAAATTCTCAAAATCCACAATCTACTCAAAAATTTAATAAAGTGGTTTCTGAATTTAATCAAACAATAGTTAATTCAATTATTAATGATGGATTAGAATTTATACCAGCTAGATTACAATTAAATATTTGTATTAGAAAATATAAAAAAATTATTAAAATTGAAAATGGTAAACTATTAAATCCAAACCCGATTGATTGGAAAACAACTAAACAATTATGGGAAGATGATATAGAAGCTGGTGAAAAGAAAATAATTATTCGATATTTAAATAATCATACCTCTAAATATATTTTTAGGATTAAAGCTTTAAGAATTGGAAATTATTATTTAAACAAAAAACTATATAGATTTAAAGCTTGTAGAGGATTTCAAAGAGCATTGGCTAAAAGAATATTAGATCCTAACCAAGATAACTTCCAAGCATTTGATTTATTTTAAAACAACAAAATTATGATATCAGGAAAAGTTACTTCTTTAGGAAGTATAATGTATAAGGTACTTAGGAATCCTATATGTGTAGATTTAACA